TGAACTTCCATAGCATCTAAGCTTGAAGTTGCAGCACCGCCAGCAGAACCTGTAATCCAAGTTTTGTAACGTCTGTCTTCAGTTTCAGAAGCTCTGTATCGAACATGAAGAAATGGTCTCTTCGCATTCTTACCTAAAATCTGGTCGTATACTGTAGTTGAACCAGCTGGTACTAATAGTCCGTTAATACGGCCTGAGTTAGCTCCAGTAGGTAAACCACCACGCATAGTTGGGTCATTTAAGTATTTCCAGTCAGACTTATAAAAGTCATAACCTCTACGGAATCCTGTGAATCCTAAGTTCAACGCCATATCTTTGTCGTTGTCAAATAATCCATAAGATGTTCCTCCTGCTCCATAAGAGTTTTGAGTTGCTAACATATCATCTATGTCAAAACCAAACTGTCTGTCAACGAAGATTACATTCTCTTCAATTGAACCTTGCTTATCAAGTCTTGAAATAACTGCATCAAAGTCAGCTAATGTAGAAGGGTTTCCACCGCCCCAAACATTTCCTCTAGCGTTAACAACGTAGAAGATACCTTCAGAACCTTTGTTTCCTACATCTCCACCTGCTGCAATAGCTCCAGAAGCTGCTTCAGCTGGTACTGCTTCAATCATAGAAGTTTCAAGATAGTCATCAAAACGTAATCTAGTTTCGTGCTCAGACTTTAAATACCATAGGTATCCAGATGCGCCATTTTCAGTAGTTACTTCTACCCATCCAATTTGTGCCATATCAGACCCGCTTACTGCGTACTTGTCTTTTATGATAATTGGTGAGTTGTCAAAGAATACATCATCAGCTTCTAGTGAGCCTACCATTCCGTTAGTTCCTTTTTTAAATTCAGAACCATAGATAAATACAGTATAAGTAAAGCCACCTGCTCCACCTATTTGTCCACCAGCTTCATAATAAGCTACGTCAAAAGTACCTGCTCCTGTGTTTACAGAAGTTACAATACCTTTGTTTAATCCACCACCTGCGTTATCAGAAAGAACAATAGTTTGTCCAACTCTAATAGCAATACTTCCAGTGTTAGGAACTAGCGTGTCATTTACAGTAATAGTTGCTGTATCAGACGCTGCTGCCGCATTAGAAGCACAGTTAGTATATTTAGTGTGTAGTCTTCCTTGCTCTGCCCATTTGATAAGGTCAGAATTAGAAGGCATTTCAGCTCCTACTAAACGTAGAAACGATGCAATGGTACGATTACCATATCTTTCAAACTCTTTCTCATAAGTATCAGGTAGATACTGATTTAAAAAGTCGAAGTTAGTTATGTAATTGGTTGAGAGTGCTACTTGTTCTGCACTCGGTTGTAAAGCAAACCCTGGGGTTGCTTGAACTGCTCCAGCCATAATAATTAATTTTTAAAATTTATTTTCGTTTAATACTTCTTATTTTTAAGCCTCGTCCCGAATCAGGGTTAACTGACTTAACTTGAAATCCTCCCTTATTAGTTATTTCAGGTGTTTTACGCTCAGTCATATTTATATTTTTAGTTTTGCGTATCACATCTTCCGTAGCTTCAGACTTGCCTTGTTCATAAAAGAAGTTGGCAAATTTGTCAGGATTCATTGCTATTGATAAAGCTCTATGGTATCCGGCAGCGTCACTAATTAAACCCTTGTCATCCAAGTACTTATTAATAAAGTTCATCGGAGTCTCTTGATTTTTCTTAATGGTCTGCGCATCACCGGGAGAGAAAGTTACTGTTTTGTCGTCAAGCACGAAATCAAAACCTTTGAAATCATCAGTAAAAACTTTATCGGATTCTTTTAAAAACCAATTTCGTTTTGTCTCACTTTCCTGTTGTTGAGTTTTAGCAGATTCTAAATATTGCCTATACTCTTGAAGTTCTTCATTGTTGCTCTGAGAATCAGCAGCCGGTCTCGACTCAAGGGGCTGCTTGTATAATTCTTTTTGCTCATTAAAAAACTTCTTTGCTTTGGCAATAGTTTTCTTTTTTGCTAGTTTAGTTTTTTTAACTACAGATTCGTCATCTAGTTCTTCATCATAAGAAAAATCCTCCATTAGAGAATCTATATCTTCAGGGTCTAAACCTTCGCCTTCTGTAATTGTCAAATACTCTCTTAGCAAAGTATCAGGATTCATAGCACTAAAGTCTTTTTGTAATCTTACATAGTCTTCAATACCTCTTCCTGTTTCTTTTTTATACTTAAAGTAGGATGCAACATCTTCAGGAAGCTCTTCAGCTTCTTCTCTGGCTGCATTTAATTCATCTAGTGAATTAATTTCCCTACCATATCTTTTTCCAATATATGAAAGAACGTCCTCTTCAGATAATTCAGCCGGTTCTTGAACTGGCTCTGGTTTTTCTTCAGAAGTTTCTTTTGCTTCATTAACAGTTTTATCACTGCCATCTTCCGCAAAGTCCATTTTTACTTGAGGAGTTTCTTCTGATAATTTATCTTCCTCAATTAATTTTTCTTCATGCTTATCAAGAAGTTCTTTTTCAACTTCTTGCATTGATTTTTCTTCTACAGCTTCTACTGCTTTTACTTTTAATTCCATTTAATTTAATTTAAGTTACAAAGTTAGTTAAAATAATAACGCTCATTATCGAGGTGAAAACTCCGATAAATCAAAACCATCAAGGCTGTCTTCATTAGACTCAAAGTTTTGAGGAGGTAAATTATTTTTACGTTGTGTAATTAATTTAGACTGCTCGCTATTTTGCTGACTAATTCTATCGCTCTTGGCTTGTTCTCTTTCACCCTCTCTAAAAGCTAGGGCTTGTTCGCTTGTGTTGCGAAGTTGAATATTGTAATCAAACTCCTGCTGCATTAATTGAGATTTAAGCTGTGCCTCCGCTTTTTGTTTTTCTATTTCAAAAGCTATTTCAGCTTGTTTCACTTTCATCTTAGATTGAGTCTCTAGCTCTATCTTTTGCATAGCCACTTGAGAAGCCATCTCTTGAGACTTAAGTTGCTGTTGAGCTGTCATAGCTTGTTTTTGCATAGCCATTTTTTCATCACGCTCTTGTTTAGCAAGTCTCTTAACTTTTAATAATTGATTAGCTAGCTTCAGGTTTTTTATCTCACGAATATCAATAGCATCTTCAAGATTAATATCTTGTTTAGATAAAGCCATTTGTATGTTCTGCTCAAGCATAGCTTTTTGCTCTTCGTCTGGAGAAAGTTCTATAAATACTCCAAAGTCATATATATACAAGTCAGATATTTCACCTAGTATACTTACATTATACTTGCCAATTTTATTTATAAAGTCTTCTTTAAAATCTGAGTACTCTAAAATATCAGCCACTCTATAAGTTAAAGCCTCTGCTAATGAACGATATATATAAAGACTTCCGTCTAATATATGTCTAGTTGCAGTGTTTGAGTTTAGTGCTGCTAGTTTTTGCACTCCTACTAAAGCTTCAGGAGAAGGTGTAGAACCATCTCTCGCTTCATTTAAGCCTGTTACACCACGAATCATGTCTAGGTAGTGGTTATAGTTTGCTATAAGCATTTGTGTCTTAGAAGCGCCTGAATTGCTTGTGAGCTGCTGTATAGGTATTTTACCTTGATTGTACTCTCCTTCTTGGGTATAACTTCTACCGACCACACTACCTGTTTGAAAGTATAATCTTAATGCGTCAGATGGGTCGTATGCCGCACCTGTTCCTAAGTCCACTTCATTAATACCATCTGCATCAATATAAACTCCATCAGGCACAACTCTAGCTATAACCTGTTGTAATTTTAAATGAGTCATCTGTATTAAATCAGCAAAAGGAATCATTCGTCTTACTAAAGACTCAATAACTCCTTTATACATTCTTGGTGCTACGGCAACATAATTTGGTAAAGCGTGCTGTGATGATGACTTAGGTCTAACCATATTCTTAGCAAGTTCCCACTTGAGAATAATATTAGTACCCATAACCATTACACCGTCATACCATACGTCAATAGTTTTTTCTATTTTTTCAAACTTTCCGTCTTCCATCATTTCTTGTGGAGGATTGAAAGTGTCATCTTTTTCTATCATCTTAGAACCACCACCTTCAAGTATTCTTTTTTTATAAACCATCTTTTTAGTGGTCTTATAATTAAAATACATTAGAGTACAAGTGTCTCTATAAAAAATATCATTCTCATAAAACTGAGCTACATTATAATAGTCATACCAGCTCTGGCTATATTTAGATATTTCTTCTAAATCTTCACGAGTAAGACTAGGGTCTATCTTTAATAATTCGCCTATTGGTAATGTTTTGATTTCACCCCAGTAAAAACAATCTTTAAAATGCGGGTCTTCAGTATAACTGTATACAACATTAGCTGGGTCTACATAAGATATTTGAACTCCAGCACCGGGTAAAAATTCGTGTTTAGCTACAGACATTCCTATAACTGTAGAGTCATAGTCTATTTGTTTACGAATATCATCATAATGATTTTCTGAAAACATAGTGTCTACTGCTTCTTCTTCTGCAATCTCAATTGCAGGTTTATAGTTGAGGTTCATGTAAAGTGAAAGCTCCTCATCAGAAGAGGGCAAATCATCAGGGTCCATTATAAACGGGTCTACTCCTGTCTGCTCCTGTATAGTAGTAAGAATATCTTTAGCGGCCATCTGACCCTCTATCATATCTTGATACTTGCTTCTCTTAGCTTGTGATAATGCATCTTGAGCATAAGCCTTAACCTTAAACTCTCTGTCTTGCATTCCATTGACTACAATGTCAACAAACTTTGGAAGTATAGGCACAGGTGTCCAATCTAAATTTAGATAAGACAAGTCTCCATCAATTGCTAATTCGTTTTTGTATTTAGCTATGGACTGCTCGCCCCTAGCATATAATCGCAGTCTGTGAAAGTCCCGCCATTGATTATAATATCTACACTGGTTTCCATCTTTTTTAAACCATTCGTACTGAATAGCTTGTCCTATCTGTAAACCAAATTCGTCTGTAGCTTTTTCAGCGTCTGAGACAAATTGACTTGGAAAGCCTGTAGATGCAATGTCTATTGTAACATCCTTCATCTATCTAATTAATTCACTTAAAGTTCCCTTATTTGTATACCTGGCAAAGTTAAGGTTTATTTTTGATTGTTTTTTCTCTACCTGGTACATATGCTTTTGTGTTGCCATAATTGCTAGTCCAGAACTAATACTGGCATCAAACTTAGTTCTGTTGTTTATATCAAACTTAGCCCAGTCCTCTAAGGTTCTGGTAAAGAGCATATTGCCCATCTCGTTTTGTTCTCTAAATGTGCCTTCTAAATCTAATCCTACATTTTTTTCTATGTATGATTCTATTGCAGCAGCGTGTGACTGTTTTACATCTTCAGAACTGTTTGGAATACCACCTAGCTCTTTTTCACTTTTAGAAAGTTTTGACTTATGTTTATCTGGTCTGTTTATAGAAAAAGGTCTATAGCCTCTATTTTTAAAATGGTATAACAATCTAGGTTTATTATTTTCTACAAGGATAGGCATTCCATAAAACACACAAGCCATAAGCACCTCTTCAAAAAATATCTCAGCTGTTTGTGGTCTAGCTACATACTGTAAAAAAAACTCATTTGCTGGAGCTTCTTCCATGCTAAAAGTCGTCATGCCGTGCAGCGCTCCATTAGAGCCCCCTCCACCTACAGTTCCTGATATATCATAGGAGTCACAGCCAAACGCTCCTATATGCTCATTCCCTGGATAATGCAATCCGTTTCTTTTTATTACTCTATTTTGTAAATTTTTTGAAGGAACCCATCCTATTAAAAACCGTCCTTTTTTATCAGGACTAAAAATCACTTTAGTATCTTTTATACCATTCTCCCAATAAAACTTACCTCGTGTTAAATGGTGCTGCATAATAAGCGAGTCATTATAATCTATCTGTTGATATATTTTAGTCAGGTTGAATAGTGATGATTTACTTTCATCTCTAAATGCGTGAGACTCTGTTCTAGGAAACTGCCGATAAAATTCATTAAGAGCATCAGCATCGTGCTTCAAGGAATCTACCTCAGCCTCCCAATAGTTTATAGCCCCATTTGTAATCCACTCACCATCAACACCTTTACGTTTTTCTTTAGGAACTCTAAGGACAGGCTGTCCATATACATCTATAAATCCCTCCATGTTCATTTCCATAGGAATAAATAAAGAGTACATACCACTTTTTGTTTGTCCGTTGGCGTTTCTTTTGTTTACATCTGAATCCTTATACAGTTTTTTAAAATTATTACCACCCTTGTCTAATGCGTTAGAGGTAGAACCCATTAAGCACTTGCCAATAATTTTACTACCTAATCTTAAACAAGTTTTAGTAACCCTCCAGTTGTTAAGGATGTTATTTGGTTTTATCCATTTACCGCTCTCATCATGAACAAGAAGTAAAAGCTTTTCACCATCGTAAGAGTTGTCATCTGTGTTTTTCCAATCAATAGTGGTATCTAATCCAGTTAATTCATTATCCACTACTTCATACATATTTTTTTTAGTAATCTTAGAGGCGGGTATTCTAAACGCAAGCTCAGTCTTTGGCTTGTCCATACCATCCTGAATAGGTTTAAAAAAGAACGGAAGTCTGTTAGAAATAGGCACTACTTTATCTGTAAACATTTTTTTAGAATCTGAACCTGTTTTAGAGAGGATGCCTACTCTTGAGTCTTTTGCAAGTGTTCCGGTGTTTACACACTCTGAAGAGCCCATAAAAGAAAATCCAGAACGTCTTATTTTTAAATAGACCATTCCAAAACTTCTTTTGTCTGCTCTGCTTGCTTCCCAAAAAATATAAAAAATTCTATTAGCCTCTCTATAGTCTGGATACCCTACATCAATAGTAGACCACTGTAAATACATATAATGAGCGCCAGTAATATAAGTAGGCGTACCGTTGTTTAAAAACCAGTGCCCTTCTTCTCTTCTATCAAACTCAGACTCTATATAGTCCACCCATTTAGATTTAAACAATGAAGGCATTTCATTCCACTGAAATATAGACTGTATTTTAAAAAGTTCTTTTGGTAATTCTTCACGCTCCCAATATTGTTCTGACTTAGTTGCAGAACGGCTATAAGGTTTTTTAGGAATTAATGGAAGCCCTATTCTTAGTCCTGATATTTCCACTACATCTCCTACCTTTCCGTTCTTAGAGATACATATAAAGTCATACTTTTCGTTATAACCATACTCCCAAGATTTAGCTCTGTTTTTATTAGCTAAAACTCCTTTAGGTATGTATTCTTTTAATACTCTATATATACTATCTTGAGCGTCTTTCTGCAAATCCTTGTTTTGTTTCTACCTTAGATTCGGTACTGTTAGATATATTAATATTTTCTTGTTCAGCATCTATTTTATTTAAAATATCAAAAGCATCAAATACCGCTAGTTTTTTTGTGGCTGCTGCATTTTTTAATCTATCTGCCGCCAACTCATCTTCTGGGTCGTGCTTAATAATATCTTCCTTAGCAACCTTAATAAGCTGCTCTACAGCTTTTCTTCCTGCTTCAATTATTTTTTTCTTTAATTCTTCTGAACTCATTTTTTTTTAAAGCGTTTTTTAAATGGTATTTTTCCCAATGCATTCTATATTCAAATCCTCCAGCAAATGTTTTATCACATTGACTACACTTGATGGAGTGTTTCACAATACCATTGTAATGTGATGGTCAAACATTCTATATAATTTTTCACCCTCAACATTAAACTCATATTCAGTGTCTGGCTGAAAGGTAACTAAATCTCCTTCTTTTAATCCTTTACTTAACAAGTATTTATTTATATATCTAATCTTACCCATAAGCGGCTCTTCGGCAAAAGGTTTGTGTATATATGAATCAGTGACTGGTATTGGCTTTACAAAACAATATTTGTCATGACAATGCCACTGATTGTTTTTGTTATACATATAAAATTGCATAGTGTCTACAAAAAACATATCATCTTTAAAAAAACTTTTACCGCTTTTTTGACGACCCTTCATGTCATTATAAAATTTAAATACATTATGATGCACTAATAATATATCTCCAGGCTCTATCTCTCCTTGATAACCTAAAGGAGTAGAAATAACTACTGCTTTTCTGTTTGATGCTAGGTGATTTTCTTCTGAAGTGCTTGTTATAAAATCTATGCCGCCTATCTTTTTAGAATTATCATACCTTTTACCAGTTAGTGGTTTTACTATAAAATAAAATGGTGACCTCATTAAAAACTTATATTGTACTCTATTGATATAGGCATTGTAGAATTAAATTCTTTCCACATAAATACTTCACTTCCTTTTTCAATCCAAACAATTATAGAACCTGTTTCTTTGTTTTGCTGTATTAAGTGTATTTTATGAGAGCCTCCTAAGATATCTTGCCCTACCAGATAGTGCATTGCTCCTGACTTGTAATCAGGGCCTACTGAAATTTTTCGAATATTCATTGCATTAAATTTATTAATACAAATATAATAATTATTTGCCTGGAAATTTTACTCCTATCTTATCTGCCGTTCTCGCTCCGAAGTATCCGCACAGGACCCATGTAAGTAATGAAGCTGTATCATCTGTCGGCAGTCCCATATACCACCCACCAACATAAGAACAAACCAATACAGCAAGAGTAAGGGGGCGAACATTTCTTGCAAGCCAAGACTGACTTCGAGAATCGGAGACCCACCGTCTAGTTACCCCAACTATCTCAGCACGCTCTAGTTTTAATTTCTCAAGAGCTATTTGTTTGTCTGCTTCTGATAGCTGACTGTTTCCAGATATAAGCTCTGATATAACATTTCCCGGCAAGAAAGCATCACCTACTATTCCAAGTATTGAAGGAGCTTTTTCAATAAGGAATTTTCCTACGCCCGTTTCTTTAAATGGTTTTTTAGTTTTGCTCATGCCACTCTATATAATGTTTTGCCATTAACTTTATCAGCTATTAAACACCTTTTTCTGTTTTCGTCTTCTGATATATAACTTACATGAATCCAGTCTGGGTTTATCTCATCTCCAAACTCCCATATAAGCTGGTCAAAATTTAAATTGTTTTTTATAAACTCATACATCTCCGCATTTGTTTTATGCCCAAAGGTATCATCCAGGTCCATCGCTCTACCCTCACAGTGTTGCGACCTAGAACTTCCCCCTAAAACAGAGTTTAATTTTTCAGAGCGGAACATACTTGTAATCTTTATAGGACCTCCTACATATTCTCTAAGAGGCTCGAAAACATTATGAGCAACACCAACCATATTAGAAACTTGATAACCATCGGGTGTATTGTTTATATTTAACCTTGTCGCCGTGTGCGACTTAATACTTTCTTTATAAGAAATATGTTCACTTATTCTTTCCATACATCAAGTACCATTTGTGAATTGTGTAACCAATTGATACTAAAAGTAATAAAATTTTTAAAATAACATCTATATGTGTCATTGAAATTCCTAAGACTAAACTATTTATTCCCAATATTTTTATATCGTTAATTGACATTGCTGTTTGGTTTAACTATGTGGTATACCACATTAATATCTAAAAGTGCGCTATTTGTTTATGTATATTCCATTATGCTATTGCTAAATAGATGTATGTATCAGTTCCACCGTTTACAACTACATATCCGTTTTGTATTATAAATCCTGTAGGTGTAAAGTCTATGTCTATGGTAGTACTCCCTGGACCCCATTCAGCTATACTTGAATTAGCAAATAAAGCATTTCCGTTGGCAGTTGTACCATCTCTTGCTG